AGTAGTTAGGGTGGAAGCTAAGAAGTGGGGAGTGGATATTCAACAGGTCACACTGACAGATATAGCCCCAATCAGAAGTTTTAGAATAATAAATGACTCATTTTTAAACAAATTAGATTAGAGTAAAAAACATTAATGCTATATTATCGTGAAAATTAGATAGTTAGGTGTTCTATCTCTTTGCTATTAAGATTAACTTATATACTTTTACAACATAAACCAAGATTTAAATAAACTACATATGGCTGATAATCAAGAACTTTCCTCATTTGGGAACTTTAGTATTGAGAATACTATGGAAATGGGAATGGGTAATTCAGAGCTACTTAATGATTTAATGGCTCCTGAAACAGCAGCATCTTCTCCTGAAGACATAACAGAGATAAAAGAAGAACCTGTTACCCCAAAGAAATCATCAAACAAGACAGCAGCTCCTGCAGCAGAAACTGATGCAGAAGAAAAGTCTGAGAAAGAAGACACGTCTAAATCTATTCAAGACTTCCTGTTAGGAGGTGATGATGAAGAGGAAGATGAAGAAGATTCTGCTCCAGTGGCTAAATCTACAAAAGCTACTGAGACTGTTGATGGTGAAGAAGAAGAAGAAGAACTCCCTAGTCAATTTGCTGCTTTATCAAATGACCTATTTAAATTAGGTGTATTTAATAAAGAAGAAGATGATGAGGATTCTCCAATCTCAACTCCTGAAGAGTTCCTAGAGAGGTTCAACCTAGAAAAGAAAAAAGGTGCTATAGACATCGTTGAGAATTTCATAGGTCAATTTGGTGAAGACTACAAACAAGCATTTGATGCAATATTTGTTAAAGGTGTAGATCCAAAAGATTATTTCAGTGCATATAATACAATTCAAAGTTTCTCTGACCTTGATCTTTCTATAGAGAATAATCAAGTGGCTGTAATCAAACAGGCTTTAGCTGATCAAGGATTTGAGCCTGAAGACATTGATACAGAGGTGGAAAGACTGAAGAATTATGGAGACCTAGAGTCTGTTTCTGGAAAACATCATAAGGTGTTAATTAAGAAAGAATCAGCTAAACTTGCTAGGTTAGAAGAAACTAAACAAGTAGAACTCCAAAAACAACAAGCGTATAAACAGCAGTATCAACAAAATGTACAAGCTGTTCTACAAGATAAATTGAAAGCTAAAGAGTTTGATGGTATTCCACTCAATCCAAAATTGGCTAATGAACTACAAGATTTCCTTTTGGTTGATAGATATCAAACCTCTTCAGGCGAAAAGCTTACAGAGTTTGATAGGCAAATTTTAGAATTGAAGAGACCAGAGAACCACGAACTTAAAGTTAAGGTGGGGCTTCTAATGAAAATTCTTGAAACAGACCCAACATTATCAACCATCCAAAAAAGGGGAATCAGTAAAAAATCAGATGATCTATTTAGTGAGGTGGCTAGACAAACTTCAAAGTCTGCCATTAAATCTAAACAAGCTTCATCTAAATCTACTTCCTGGTTTCAATAATTTTTAATAACAAAAGATAACACAAAATGGCAATTCAAACAATCCCAGGTTTAACTGGATTCACGTATGCTCGTGTTGCTTCAATGGATAAGCGTGCTGTAGGTAAGCTTACAGATGCCAACCACCTTGAAAGCTTCCACAGCACAGAGCCTGCTGATTATGACAAAAAGATCATCAGTCTCTACACTCAAAGTTCATTGTATAGCAATGATTTCTTGGACATGATTAACAAGTCAACTCCTTATTACATCGACAATAATAGCGATGCATGGAAGTGGCAAGTTCAAGTCCCTTACAAATTCCCTAAGATTATTGATGTTCCAGCAGCAACAGCTGAGCTTCTTAAGCCTGGTATTGATGGACAAGAGTTTTCTCTTATCCTTGATACTAATGAGTTTTCTAAGAATGCTATTGTTTCTGTAGGTTCTCGTCAGTATGGTCCTAGGTTTTATGTAATCAAAGATCCAGTTCCTTGGAACATGGGATATCTTTACTCTTTTACACTCGTTAGTGACAACCCAACTGTAGACTACGTAAGTTCTCAATTCCTATCTGTAGGTGTTGAACTTGAGCTTGTTGATGCTGCAATTGGTGAGTTTGATCAAGATCTTTTAGGTCTTCCTCGTCTTGGTGAGCAAATCACAATGTTTGAATCTCTTGGTTCTGCATATGGTTATGAGCACAAGATCACTGAATGGGCTGATGACAAAATGATGGTTGATGCTTCTGGCAAACCTTTGGACATCTTGGTTTATGCTCCACAAAGACGTAACCAACTTCCTTTGACTAGGAATGATGTTAAATGGGAACCATTCATTGAGTTCTGGATGCGTAAGTCTATGCTTGAATTGAAAGTTAAGCGTATGATTTGGAGCAAGCCAGGAACTGTTAAAACAAATGGTTCTAAGCAAGAATTGAAGCGTACATCTGCTGGTGTTTACTACAGAATGCGTAACAATGGTAACTTGGTTCAATATAATCGTGGTGAATTCACTGCTAACTTAATACGTTCTGTATTTGGTGACCTATTCTATAGAAGGGTTGACGTTAAAGATCGTAAGGTTAAAATGTACACTAACGAAGCTGGATTTGACGTATTCCAACAAGCTTTGAAAACAGACGCTCTAAACAGTGGTCTTACTTTCATGGCTGATTCTGGAAACCGTTACATGCAAGGCGAAGGACAACACATCACTTACAACTTTGCTTTTGATAGCATGGTTACACGTGAGACTGGTCGTGTTGAACTTATTCACTTGAAAGAACTAGATCTTCCACAATCTAATCTTGAATTTGGTCAGAATAAAAAATCTACTCCTGTTTTCATGGTATTTGATGTATCTCCAATGAGCGATGGTTCAATGGTTAACAACATCAGAGAAGTGAGAATGAAGGGTGCTCCTTCAATGACTTGGGGATATATCGATGGAACTCGTCACCACTTGGGCTTTGCTAAGTCTCAAGGTATGAGCTCTGCCAACAAATTCCCTGGTTATGAGATCTGGATGAAAGATCGTTGCGATGTTTTCATCGAGGATTTGTCTCGTACAGTTCTGATCGAGGAAATACCTCAGTTCTAATACCTCCTAGGAATAATATTCCTAGACAAGCCTATCGAGAAGAGCCCTCCTACCCCTATCCCACCTTTGGAGGGCTCTACTCAAACCACAGAGTGATGAATTGGGAAATTCCCAATTGCATATCCTTCGATGGAAACACTCTGCAACTTAAAACCAAGTTAAAACAACTACATATGGGTAAGATTGGAAAAATCTCTACATTAAAGAAAGAGTATAATAACGCACAACTTCAAACGATGCAAGGTGGTCTTTCACAAAAAGGACTAACAAGAATTCCTGGTACAGGCGTATTTAAGTATCCTTACAAGGAACTTGATGGTCAATATAGAACAGGTCTTGATGCTAACGCTTCTTACATTCGTAGAATTGCAGATCCTACAGAAAGAGAACTAGAAACAGAACGTGTAACAAACCTTAGAGCTAAGCTTGAATCTGCTTTGAGTGTTGACCTTGGTCCTCGTTCTTCATTTTGGAATAGTGGATTGACAACATCACAGTATGACACAATGCATGTACAACCTGTAAAATTGGTTGATGGTGATAACTACTTTGATCTTGATAACTCCATGCAAGAAATAGCTTTCTCATGGTTACGTGTTCATCCAACAATTGCAAGCTCTTATCAAGCTTGGGAACGTGGTGAATATCCTGCTGACATACAGTTTTATGTTGTAGATGATGAAATTGAAAGTGCTATTCTCTTCAAGAAGAAGCAAATTATCAACAAAGCTATTAGCAAGTTTGATGGTATGACTCCTGATAAGAAGAGAAAAGTGGCAAGACTTTTAGGATTGCCTGTTACAGATAACACTAAAGAAGAAGTGGTGTACAACCTTGTTGATAATGTCATTAAAGAGACAGAATTCAAAACAGGTAAATTCCAAGGACTTTCTACAGTGGAAGTGTTTAATCGCTTTGCTGATATGAAAGAAAACTTACTCCATATTAAAGATCTTGTTAAACAAGCAATTGCACATTCTATATATAGAGTAAAACCTAATGGAAGAGTGTTTGAAGGTGAGTATGAAATTGCAGTGGATGACGAAGCTTTGGTTAAATTCCTAGCTGACGAAGATAACCAAGATGAACTACTCACGCTAGAACAAAAATTGAAAAGTAAAAAATTAGCGTCTGTATGATACCAGTAGATAGTTTATTATATAAAATAGATCAGAAACTAAATAAACTATCAACTAATGAACATCAGCAGATTGCACTTGAAGATAAGATTTTAGCTTTAAATGAAGCTCAAATAAAGCTGATAAAACAAAAGATTGATGGATTTAGTGTAGCGAATGGATATGGTCAAGATGCTTTTAAAAAGCGTTATGAAGACCTACAAAGTTTGGTTGTTTCTTATAACAATCAACCTCTTGCCCTTTCACTAATGAACGTAGAATTAAATCAATGGAAAGCTAATCTTCATACATTAGAACCTAAATACATGTTTTACGTAGATAGCTACGTAATAGCTGATAAAGGAAGATGTAAGGATAGAAAGATTTGGATAAATAGAGATCTTGCAAAACATGGTGATTTATCACTCTTGTTAAACAACACTCACTATAGACCATCTTTTGAATACCAAGAAACATTCAACTTTATATCGTCTGATGAAATATCAATATTCACAGATGGTACATTTACGCCTAAGACAATTAACATAATGTATTTTAGATACCCTGTTTATATAAATAAAGAGGGATATATAATGCTAGATGGTTTACCATCATATGATCAGAATTGCGAACTTGAAACCTATCTCGAAGATGAACTTCTAGATCTGACAGTTCAAAACCTCGCAATGTACACAGAAAATATGTCTGCAGTCCAAACTGCCCAGTATAGGATACAGACAAATGAATAAATTTTTTTATAATTTAAAATAAAACAAAATGGCAGATTTTTCTCTAACTACGCTCTTCGTGGTTCCTGTTGGCTCAACAATAGCCAATAGTGGTTCTACGCAAGACTTGGCAGCTGGTGAAGTTGGTTTCTTTGATTCTAACTACGAAGCTACCTTAACCCCTTCTACAAAAGTAGCTGGTGGTGCCTCTCCTTATTTCTATGTTGCTCAAGGTAGGGTTAACACCTATCTTCAAGGATCTAAGCGTTCTGACAAGATCGCAGGTTGTGCATCTGGTACAAATTGTAAATCTAATATCACTGAGTGGTATAAAGTTTATGGTTGTCCTGCTCCACTAAATCAGATTACTGAAGTTTCTGATTGGAATGTAACTTGTGGTGATGTTATTACTATCACTCTTCGTGCACATTCTAGCTACATTGACACATTGTATTTCAATGGTTTCACTCGTAGCATTACTGTTAACGCACCATGTTGTGATTGTGGTGGTGATCCATGTACTCAAGTTGATTACGAAGCTTTGGTTAACCAAATCATTGCTAAGTTTGAAGCTCAAGCTCCTGGTATCAACCCTGACAACATTAGCTTTAACACTTTCTACACATTCGATCAACCTGTTCCTGGTGTTCTTGAAATCACAGGAAAAGCTTTGACTGCTTATGGACAACCATGTGACGTTGCTGCATTCCCTTGGGAATATGACAGAATGTACTTCAGAACTTTCGTTTACAGTGGACCTGCAACTACAGCTGACTTTATTGTTGCTGATGCTTGTAACATTGTAGCTTTAGCTGCTGTTGTTCAAACTTCATCTTATCCTTCTGGAACTTCTGCTGAGATTCAACAACTTGAGAAAAACTTCTACAGCTACCAAGCTGGTTACTTGAAGCATCTTTACAGAATGGCTGGTTATAACGAAAACTTTGAGTCTTGGGTTTCTGCAGGTACTACCTACGATACTTATTACATCAAGTTTAACGAGTATGACAAATCAGCTTATCAGTGGGGTGACTACATATATGAAGATGCAACAGTAATTATTGCTGCTCCTCAAGGTGCTCTATCTGTTGCTGTAGACAGTGCTCTTGCTAACGCATTAGGTGCTGCAGATAATCAGAGTGTTTGTACTACATCTACAACTTCTACTACCACTGCTGCTTAATAAAAGAAAGCAAATCATATAACCTGTGCCTGAGGGTGAGAGAGGATAAATTCTCAAGTCCTCAGGCACAATTATTTTAACAACATGGCAACTGTATTAGACATAATAGTTATTGATACGCACAATGTTCAAACGTTTGGTGTAGCTGATAATTCTACATATGATGCGCCTGCATCAGGTGCTACACTATCAGTGACTGTTCCTGGATTTGATCCAGTTCTTGTTCCTTTCACACCAGATGATTTTAATGTATATAATTCAATTAGCTTAGGAATTAGTCCTATAGGTTTTCCTTTACAACCTCTTCCAGATGGTGTGTATTATTTAACATATACAATAGATCCTCCTGAAACTTATTATGTCAACAAGACAATAATGAGAGTGGATTTGATACAAGAGAAATTTGATGAAGCATTTATGAAACTTGATATGATGCAATGCGATCTTTCTATCAGACAACAACAGAAGGTAGAACTAAATAGCATCTATTATTTTATTCAAGGATCCATAGCTGCTGCTAACAACTGTGCTATAGACACAGCAAACAAACTTTACATACAGGCAGATAGAATGCTTAATAACTTTATAAGGAGTGGCTGTGGTTGCTCTGGTAATAATTACATTAACAATTTTATATAATATGGCAGCTTGCTCAAACTGTAAAGCTAACGTAGGATGTGGTTGTCAGTTGACAAATGGACTTTGTTATTCTTGTGATGGTCAAAAAAAGAAAGAAGCAAAGAAGGTAACTATAGAAGATAATATTAAAAATAATAAAGATGCTATCCCCAAGGCTCGTTAATTGTTTAGATTGCACAACACCAAAAGCATTGATTGCTGATATTGATTGTAAATTAACAGACTTGTCAAACAATCAATATAACAATATTGTATATATGCTTAATCTACCCTTCCCCAACCTAGTGATTGGGGATCTTTTAAATTATAAAAGAATCTTGGTAAATAAGCTATGTAACCCAGATTATGCTGCTTGCTTTTCAGTGCAGCAAATAGCTAGTAGAGTAAAACTTTTAATTCATAAATAAATTATAAAATGGCTTGTAATAATTGTTATAATGGTTGTGTAGATACCACTTCTGATAAGTGTGTAAGATATACAGGACTACCTAGTGAAGCACTAGGAATAGAAACTAACGACAGTCTTTATGTTGTTGAGGAAGCATTAATTAATGCTGTAGTGTCTTTTCTTGATGGAACAGGAATAGATATCACTATTGATCCAACAGCATATTGTGAACTTGTTACACAGTATCTTCCTACATGTAAACCTATATGTAGTCCCCCAACAGCTGTAGAACTTTTTGAAGCTCTTGTTAAAGCTGCTTGTAGTCTTCAAGGACAAGTTGATGGAATTAATGCTGAACTTATTGAACTAAATGCTGATTACAACATTGACTGTTTGGATGGTGTTACAAGCTCATCAAATACACACGATGTTCTCCAAGCTACTATTACAAAACTTTGTGAACTAGGTGTAGATTTAGCAGCACTTGCTCTTGATGTAGATACAAACTACGTTAAGCTTGCTGATATAAACACATTAATTCAAGCTTATTTAGATAGTACATCAGGCTCAACAAGTTTCTATACTAAGATGGTTCCATACACAGTTTTGGAATATTATGGTGATTTAAATAACTATCCTACAGTTGCTGATGGATTTGGTGGTACAGGAATAGGATTTGGAGCATGGGAAAAAGTTTATTTATGTAATGGTCAAAATGGTACTCCTGATAAAAGAGGTAGAGTGCCTGTAGGTGTTACAAATGGTGTAGGTGGTGGAGTATTTGATCCTGAAGTGGATCCTGCTACTCCTGGTAATCCAACTTATACAATAAATAGCACAACTGGAAATAACACTGTAACTCTTACATCTGCACAAATTCCTGCACATACACATCCAGCTACAGCATCAATCACTGATCCTGGACATGCCCATGATATATGGGGAATTACAGGAGGTGATACTAATGATAATAATAACATTGTAAGATTTGCAGGTGGTGATAAAAATCAAGGAGAAACAGGATTTTATTTTACAAACACTCAAGCCTGCCAAGATGCTACAACAGGACTAAACAGTAGTAATGTAGCAATTACTGTCAATAATAATACAGGTGGTGGAAGTGCGCACAGCAACATTCAACCAGTCCTTGCTTGTTATTACATCATGTATATTCCTTAATAAATTAAATTAACATATAATGGCTTGTGTTCCTGGTATGCCCTGTTATTCTATAACCAATGTTGTGTTTCCAAAGAAATGTAATAATGGTTGGCTTGATGGTCTTGGGTTAAATACTGATCTTATTTTGTACAATGGACCTAACCTTCCATGTACAGGTATTAACTTTCAAGACACTCTCACTTGCGTTATTGATAAAATTAATGATCTACTCTGCCCAGAAGCTTTGACTAGTGTTGTATTAGCAATCATTCAAACAAATGCACAATACAATACACAGTTCTGTGAATTAGTACAAGCATGTCTAACAACCACTACATCTACTAGTACATCAACAAGTACAACAACTTCTACAACCACCATTCTCTTGTAAATTATTAAAAACCCTGTTTTGTTGGTTTTACAGGGTATCCCCTGCCCTTTTTAGGGTGGGGGTTTTTTAATTATACAGGTTAACCTATATAATTAAATAGATTAAAATAATTTGGGAGTTATCAAATTAATTCATACCTTTACGTCAATTTAACTAAATTATTTCATAAATGGCTGAAAATCAACACTTACTAAATCAGCTCCAGCAGCTGCTTAGTTGGAAGAAAAGTAAAAAGTTTTACGCAGACAAACTAGGAATTACAGAAGCTGAAGTGAGTGAGTTGCTAAAAGAGATTAAAGGCAGTCAAGAATCAATTAGAAGTGAAGCTGAGGCATCAAGTTACATTGATGCTCTTGAAGATGCAGTGGTTAAATATGAAGAAGACCTTGCTAAGGGTACAGGAGAAATCATCTTCAATTCTGCAGAAGAGATTAGATCTCTAGATGAATTAATAGCTAAATGTAAGATTGATACAGAGAAGTGGGAAATAACTAAATATGTCCAGAACTATTGGGGAAACAGTAAAACTCCTCATTGGCAAGTTAAGGCTTGGATGGCTAAGAAAACTACTGAACAAGTGTTTCAAGAATCATTTGTTGAGTTTCTAAAAGAATACTTACCAACATCAACTTATGTTAATGGTCCTAGATATTCTGGTAAAGCTATTGGTTGTCTAGTTATAAATAAACAAGATTCCCATTTAAACAAGCTTGATATAGATGGAGACAATAATATTAATGATAGATTTGATAATATTGTAGAGAAGGTAGAGATTATTGTTGATCAAGCAAACCTATCTAACTATATAGACCAAGTTTTTTATATCATTGGATCTGATGAGTTTAATAGTGAGTTCACAGGAACTACAACTAAAGGAACTCCACAGCAGAACATCCTTACATATCATGAATCTTTTAGAAGAATATGTGAGCATGAGATCGAAATGATATCCCTATTGCTAGAGAAAACAAACAATGTGAATGTTATTTATGTAGCAGGTAATCACGATGAGTTTGTAGGATGGCATATGATCACTTGGTTAGATGCATATTTTAAGAACAACGAAAGGGTGAGATTTGATTGCTCTCCTAAATATAGAAAGTATATAAGTTTTGGTGAGACAGCAATGATGTTCAATCATGGGGATGCTATGAAGCCAGCTAAACTTGCTGGCATATTTCCAATTGAATATAGAGAGAATTGGTCAGAACATGAGAACTTCTATATATTTACAGGTGATAAACATCATGAAGTGAGTCTTGACTTTGGTGGTATTAAATTCTATCAAATACCAGCATTCTCTAATGCTAAGAGTTCTTGGGATGAAAAGAATGGTTATACATGTTCTAAAGCTGAAGTTACAGGATTCCTTATAGATTTTGAAAAAGGAATGACAAACATATTCAAACAGTATTTATAATGTCAACATTAAGAAAATTAGTTTCAGACGTGCGTGGTATGCAGAAATTGCTATCCACTGACTCTCTCATTACTGACAGGGTGATTGCTTCTGAAATTAGAAACGATGCTTTACTTCTTATAAAAAGAGAAACTAACCTCAGAAAGCTCTGGGCAACAGACACTCTTTTTACTACACTCCCATGCCTTGAAATGATTGAGGTGCCCATTTCAGAATGTTGTGATTACGTAGATCCTTGTACTATAGCTAGAAGTAGATTTAAACTTCCACGCATAGCTGAAGGAAACTATCAGTATATTATCCAGGGTGTTTATTCTATAAACGCAATGAGTGGTCAAGGAAAGAAACTTAAGGAGATTACAATCAATAGATATGTAAATCTTCTCAAACTTCCTATTATAAAGAATGAGTCTTATTATTGGATAATGGAAGGTTATCTATATATAAGTAATCCTCTTCTTAAAGCAATAAGAATATCTGCTTTGTTTGAAGAGGATGTTCCGAATGATCTTCTCTATCCTGAGTGCTGTTGTGGTGAGAACATTGTAACTGAGGACTTTTGTATGAATCCTTTGGATAAGCCTTATGGTCTTCCTGGATATTTACAAACTCAAGTACTTGAACTCACAACTAAAAAATTAATGTCAACTTATTTTGCTACAAAAACTGATCTTACAGCAGATGGTCTTGATGGTCAAGCACCAAATGTACCAAATAATAGATAATGAGGACAAAGATAGAATGGAGATCTGCAAGCAAAGACAACTACAAAAACTTCTGTAAGAAACATTCTGAAATCAAATTAACCTTTGACGAATGGAAGAATGTTATTTATAGTTTTAATGAGGCATTCAGAAACTACATTCTTGAGACAGGCGATAAAGAAAAGCTCCCATATGGTTTTGGTGAGTTCTCAATCAATAAGAAGAAGAGAAAGAAAATGAAAGGAATTGATGACAAAGAGTTTGTCAATCTTCCTGTAGACTGGGCTAGAACCAAAGAGAAAGGAAAGATAATATACAATTTCAACTACCACACAGAAGGATATTTTTTTGGATGGGTTTGGTTTAAAGACTCTGCAAGAATAAAAGGAACCAAATTCTGGTATTTCAAACCATCAAGAGTGACATCAAGAATGCTAGCTCATTACATAAAAACTGATGAGAAATATCAACATATCTATAAAGAATGGAAAAAATAATATAAATGAGTTACTATTACAGATATAATTTCGTAAGCCCTGAACCTGTCTACTCCACTGTAAAGGAAGAGCTTAAAAGCTATTTTGATACAGGAGCTGTAGACGATCTTATGTTTCCTACCTATTTAAACAAATGTTTGAATAAGCTAGGTAGATCTTCTTATCAGATACAAGAAACTGCATTGGACATTTGTGATTTTGAAGCAAGACTTCCAGACAATTTCTTTGCTGTAAGAGAAGCGTGGATGTGTGCAGAAATACCACAGACACCATATCAAACAGCTAATTCATTCTACTCTCAGGCTGCAGACATTACAACAATACAAGTTAGTCCTGTTATATCAGGAGGACAACCTTGTACAAACTTAGATTGTGTTACACCAGGTTGTGATGGACATTCTTGTCTACCAGAACTAATCCAAGCTGTATACAAGACCAATGGTCAGATGTCTAGATCTTATAGAAAGAGCTATCTACTTAAACCAGGTAATATTTCTGCAAGAAATAACTGTGGTTTAGAATATACAGACAACTGTGAATTTGCACAACGTGCTCCTTCTATCAATGAGTTCACTCCTGGAGCAGCCTCCTTTGATTCATTTGATGTAAGGGATAATAAGTTTGTTACTAACTTTAGAAATTCTATCGTTCACCTAGTGTTCTATTCTACAGAATATGATAATGGTGGAAATCAAATGCTTCCTGATAACTATCGTATTAGAGAATACGTAGAAGCATTTATCAAATACAAAGTGTTTGAAACTCTATCTAACCAAATCAATGATGAAACATTTAATCAGATTCAACAGAAGTTGATGTATTATAAACAACTGTCTGAAGAAGCATTTATCATGGCTGATATTGAAATCAAGAAGCAAGATGCTTGGACTAAACAAAGAAGAATTGTACAAGACCTTAATAGATTCAATATGTACGAACTCCCTAACAGGGTGAGTAGGTATGGTTGGAGAAGAAATGGATAACTATGGCTGATCAACAAGAATCAAATATAAAGCAAGAAAATAATGTAGCTAGGACTGGCTTGAACATGGATCAAACTCTGAACCAAATTCAAAAAGGTCAGCTTACGTATGCCCTTAATGCTGCTGTAGAAAACTTTGACTCAAACTCTGTTAACTATCAGAATGAGCCAGGGAATGAACTTTGCTTGAATTTTCCTGCAAACTATCATCTAATAGGAACTCATGCAATTGTTGAACAGAACAAACATATATTCTTTTTAACTAATCCTGATACAGGGGCTAGTGAGATTGGATATATGGATAATAATGATTGTATCTATCATACATACATAAGTGGTCTTTGTCTTAATTTTAATATAGACTACCCAATTCATAAAGCTGTACATAAGATTACAAACTGTTCTACAGAGATTTATTGGACAGATGGTTTGAATCCACGTAGATTCATGGATCTTAACAATCTTCCATATAAAATAAAACCTGGAACAAATGTTTGTGATAATGAGACAATTCCAGAATTAGATTGTAATAAACTAAAGGTTCAGCCTAACTTTACAATTCCTGAATTAACAGTTGTAGATGTTGTTAATGGTGGAAGTCTTACTGCTGGTACATATCAGTTTTCTATACAATATTGTGATGCTGCAGGAGATGCTTACACATCTTATTATTCTGTAACTAATCCTACACCAATTGCCATCACTACTAATACAACAGCAGATTTTAACTATCCTGTAGGAAGATCTATTGTATTGGATATCAATAATATAGATGTTACAGGATATTTTACTTATTATAACATCGCTGTAATTAAAACAGTAAATGATATTACATCTGTAGAACTTGTAGGGACATACTTTATAGATGATAATTTTAACCAGATAACATATAGTGGTCAGAATCAAACACAAATAAGACTTACTATTAATGATATATTTGAGAAGTTTCCATATTATGAAATAGCTCAAGACTTAACAGCTGTACAAGATGTACTTGTTTGGGATAACATTACATCTATAGATAGGATTAACTATCAACAGATAGCAAATCAAATTAAACTTAATTGGCAGACATATACTCTTCCTGCTGATGAAAACTATGCTGATCCAATAAACGCTACAAATCTAAGAGGATATCTTCGTGATGAGGTGTATGCTTTTGAGATAGTGTTTCTTTTAGATAATGGTAAACAAACAGATGGGTTTCACATTCCTGGAAGAGCTAAAAACTTTAATGAGTTTTATCCAGATGTACAGGATACTAATCCTGATTTCATAGGAGATGGAACAAGTGCTCCTTATTGGAAGATATATAATACAGGTTCCGTAATAGGGTCTGCTGTAGGTAATTCTATTGGTAATGCCACTCCATATCAATATGGAGAATTTGCTTATTGGGAATCTACAGATGTCTATCCATGTAATGATGCTGTGTGGGGAGACCTTGCAAATACACCAATTAGACACCATAAGTTTCCAGATGTTCTTGTAAGTCCTATATTTGAAAGTGGTGTTCCAACCATTGCTTATGATGGTACATACACAAATTTAAAGATGGAAAATGCTGCTATCTACCCAATTGGTGTAAAGATAGATGTGCAACAAGTTTATCAGTTTATAGAAACATCTAATCTCACACGAGATCAAAAAGATAGTGTTGTTGGATTTAAAATAGTTAGAGGAAACAGAAGTACAAATACATCAATTATAGCAAAAGGTATTCTTAGAAACCTTGGTGAGTATGAAAGAGAAGGAACATCTTATTACTTCCCTAACTATCCATATAATGATCTTAGAACAGATCCATTTCTTCTTGCAGAAAATAATGCATTTGATGCTGTATGTAGAGAGTATCAAATAACTGTAACTAATAACACTACAATCACTTATTATAATTGTGATACAGCAGAAGAAACAACATTAGCTGCTACTTCTGGAACTACAGTTAATATATGCTCTACTAGTTTTCCCACTCTGACATTACCAGGTGATGGTAGTATAACAGCAACAAATTATGGAACATATCAAATATGTTCAAACGCATTTGCTGCTGGTAATAGATTTTCATATTTTCCTCCAACAGCTAAAGAACCCACTACAATTTGGGTTGCTGGTGGGTTTCTTTCTCCAAACTGCAGTGTAGTTGATTCTATTACAAAACCTATACAAATTGAAGGAAGTGGTAGATATACAGTGACACTTCAAACTGAACATGTAGGGCTTGCTAACTGTACTGTAAGTATTGATCAGTTGCAGGCGTTTGATAATACTAAATCTCCTTATAGATTTGTATTTAATTCTCCAGAGACATCTTTTGGAAAACCTTTCTTGGGAAACATTATAAAACTTGAAAGTGCAATATATGGTGCTGGATCTGCTCACTTTGTACAAGTGACTAAGAACGCAATGTACAAGCTTATAAGTAAAGAAGCACAGGAAGATGCGTTAAAATCTAGTGAGGCTATTGCTAATATAACTAATCCATTTAATTCGACAGCAATGTTCACTGCCTATCAGGCATACTTGCAGATTTACATAAATGGTATCACTAGAAAGAATTATGCTAAATCATATAACTCAATAGCTAAATATAACTATTGGGCACCTATTGATAACAATTTAGGAGTTAAACAAAGAGAACTTAGCTTATATCAATACCTTATCCCTGGTGTACAAAATGTAGGAGACGATCTCAATATCAATAACTATGACAGAGAATCATCTGTTTATATAAAGACAATTGAAGCTAGAGATGGAAACTCTGTAACTAGCCTTCCTTATCCAAGTGATACACCAAGTTTATTAATAGGTAGTGGAACAAACTCTGCTATTGAGGATAAATCAAGATATACTATTTCTGAAAAGAATAACTGTCTTCAGCCAGAAAATCAGTTTGACATATCCACTGTAACATATTATGGATCTCTAAAGAATATAGCTAATAACCAGTGGGGTCAAATTTATTCTTATGAAACAATTGATACAGGATTCCAAAGTTTAGAAGCCACTTCAGCAACCACTGGAATAGTGTTTGGTGGAGATACATTCATTAACGGCTTTGCATTTAAAACTAAGCTTCCTTTCTTTATTGATAATAGAGTGGGAGCTCCTGATGATTCAGATATATTCTATGATGAGATAGGTAATGTTGCCTATCCTAAATACTGGCACTCAGCTAGATCTATTCTATCTAACTATACAGCTACAAATGCAGCAACGTCTGGAACTGCAGAAATGAAAAATATTATATCAATTAAAGCTCACAACTTTGATTGTCCTAATAGTCAAGCTGTAGGTAGTCCTGGAAGAACATATTATGGTGGTAGTTTTTATTTATTTGCTTATGGTATTCCTACATTCTATTGTGAAACAGCAGTGAATGTAGATCTTCGTCAAGCATTCAATAATAGAGAAGGAGACTTCTTCCCACACGTGAGCACAGGTATTCCTGATAATTGGTTACAACAAAGCTTTGTTCCTATCAATCAGGATAACACCTACTATTATAATACAACGTTCTCTAAGCAGAATAAAGAAAACTTCTTCTCTCATCTACCTATAGACTGGGATGGTAATCAATGTTACACTAACTTCCCATTCAGGGCAATATATTCTGATAGACAACAAAGCTTTACAGATAATAGAATCAATAGCTGGTTAATCTATCGTCCTATTAGTTTCTTTGATTTCCCTCAGAACTATGGTAAATTAGTATCACTTGATGGTATTCAGAACAGAGCTGTTTTGGCTAGGTTTGAGAACAAGAGCTTGTTATATAATACAATGCTCACTGTTGAAACAAGCAATCCTCAAGCTGCCTACTTAGGTAATGATACATTATTTAGAAGTGCCCCTCCAATAGATTTTGCAGAAACAGATCTTGGTTATGTAGGAGCTCAGAACAAAATGCTTCTTAAGATACCTCAAGGACAAATCACTGTAGATGCTAAGAGAGGACAGGTGTTCTTAATAGCAGGAAACCAAGCACAAGATTTGTCAGGATTTGGTTCAGGGCTAAACAGATTTTTTACAGATCACCTAGCATTTGAAATTCTTAGATATTTCCCTAATGTACCTGTAGATAACCATTTTAATGGTGTAGGACTACATGGTGTGTATGACAGTAAGTATGATAGGGTGATTATATCCAAGTTGGATTACATCCCTCAGAACTCTAACGTTAAATACGATAGTGTTGCAAATGATTTTTATGTAGAAAGAATAATACCACAGAATGATGAAAACATTAGTCCTGTTGTAATTCGTGAGATAGTCTATTTAACAGATATAGAGTATTTCTGTAATAAGTCTTGGACTCTTTCATTTAATATGAATACAAAGAGCTGGACAAGTTTCCACAGCTATATACCTAATTGGTATATAGGTGAGAACAACTTCTTCTATTCTGGACTTAACATTGGTTGTGATTTACATGCTATTGCTGTACAAGAAGTTCCAGCAACCACAACAACAACTACCACTTATATTCCTGATTGTAATATGGAGGGTAATGCAATTAACATCACTCCTGATTGTGATCTAGAAGGAACAGCACTTTATATTTCTCCTAATTGTGATATGGCTGGTACAGCTTTTGGAGAGACTACTACAACAACCACCACTAGCACATCATCTACTAGTACAACAACAAGCACTAGCACTAGCACTAGCACAACAACAACTAGCACAACCACTGCTGTACCAAGAGCAACATTTGCAGGATCGTTTAGAATTGCAGTTGATGCTACATCACAAAAGGCATTTACAGTGATTGATACAAGTTCTGTAACTGGTCACTTTCCAACAACTAATGTTGCTATAGGTGCAACTAGTGCAGCTATAAATGCTAGTGGTACATTAACTGCTGCACAAGGAGCTTTAAAGATAGGACTTCCTCCTAATCCAAGTCCTAATGTTGTAGCAACAATAGTTAGTAGTACAGGTGCTGCTACTAATGCTACAATAACAACGAGCACAGCTCTTGGTTATTTGCAATTGATTGTAACTCCTAATAGCTATCCATCAACTGTTACATTATCTGGAACAATAACTATCAAGTATATAGCTCCAACAACCACTACAACAACAAGTAGCTCTACTAGTACAAGTACAACAACAAGTACCAGTACATCTACTTCTACTAGTACAACAACTAGTACAACAACCATTGCTCCTACCACTACTACATCTACAACAACTGCTGCTACAATATATTCACTATCAGCAGTTAGTTCTAGTGAAGCTTGTGATGGTATTCCTGGATGTGATAATTTTCAAATAACATACAATGGAACAGCTACATTATGTGGTTGTACTGGTATAAACATCACTGCTGGAGGAATCAATCGTACATGCTTTGATGCTAACGTTGTTAGCAATGGATATTTCTGGATTTCTGATGGAACTAATGTAAGAAGATTTATTAGACAAGGTCTTACATATGTAGCATTAGGTGCTGGAACTTGTACATCATGTGGTGCTTCTCCAACTACCACCACCACTACAACAAATAATTCATAATGCACAATATAATAAATAAATAAAATGGCACAGACAGTATTAATAACATTAACATTAGCAGGAGTGGATGTAGGTCCTTTTGATCTATATTCTGATGCAGATGGTTATACATCAGCTTTTGAAACAGGTGTGTCTAGAGCTGCGTTAATAGCAGGATATACATCTTCTTTAGTTCCAGATCTTGCTACAACAATTAAAGCGCAGTCTTATGGAACATGTGATAACTATCTCTATCTAGTTATAGAAAATGGTACAACCACCACAACAACTACAAGTACATCTACTAGTACTACTACTAGTACTACCACTGCTGCTCCTATTGCAACATTTGAGGGATTTTTTGAATTCTGTAATGATGCATCATCAACTTCAGATTTTAGAGCACAGGATGGTAGTGCTACACCAGGTCATTTTACAACAACTGCTACTATTACTCCTAATAATTGTGCAGGAACAATAACTGTTTCAGGCACACTAACTTCAGCACAAGGACCATTAGTAATATCTGTTCCTTCAGTTCCTGTTGGTGATCTTGCTGTAATAGTTGCTAATGGTATTGGAGGTGTAGGGTGTACTGTATCATCAATTGTTTCAGGTTCAGTTTTGAAAATTTTAATAACTCCTGACACTTATCCATCAACTATAAGCTTGAGTGGAACATTAACAGTTACTTATCCATAAAAGTAAACTATCATTACATTTACATGAGTAAAATAATTATTATAAAGTTGACAAGTGCAGGCAGGCGAACTGGTCCCTTTAACATCTATGATGATAGAGGGACCACACTTGGTATTGACATCACTAAGAAAAATCTTATAGATGGATATACAGTGAGTGTGGATGATGCTGTTAATGTCATTATTATTAAGTCATTATACACATGTTGTGATACAGAGATTAGAATCCCAATTGGAACAGCTACAGTAGAAGAACTAGCAACTATACAGTTTAAAGACTATAACACTGCTTCTCTTTGGAGACATCTTACAAACCCTGTTATATATAACACCTATTATGGATGTATCAAAGAATACATAATAGAATATCCATTTGCCTATCAGTATTATGATGAAATCTTACAGAATGTAAAAGATTACACTAAGGCTTATAGATATCTTTCTGATGATGGGGTGTTTAATGATAACAGAAAGGTGGAAACAGATGATAGATATTTCAATAAGGCTATTCTTTATAATGGTCAACAGTGTTCTGGTATCCTTAAGCTGGTTCCAAAACCTATGAACAACCTAAAGGAATACTTGAAGTATCCTATATATGATGCTGATAGTAAGACAATTACATTTACTAAATCAGATAATTTCTATCAATATAATACATTTTGGTCATTAGTTAAAGATAAATCCATACCTTTGTTTACAAAGAGTTGTGAATCAATGTCTATTGACAAAATAGTCAACCAGTTAAATATGGACTATGGAAAGAGGTCTTTCAAGAAAGAACCTCTTAGAGCTAAGGAATTAAAGGTGAGACATATTCTAGATGACAGATCTGATGCACATTTGGTAAGCCAATTCATTTACACACCTGCTCAAATCTCTTACAAATAATGGCTAATAAGATTATATGCACATGTGGACATTCCTGGAATAAATCAGATTCCAGTAAGAAGGATGCATACGTATGTCACATATGTGGTAAGGATATTAAGAACATGCAGCTTGGGGGTAATGTCTATTCTGCAAGCTATGTTCCTCAGGCTGAAGAAGGATGGTTGTCTAAATATGAAGATGGTGGATCTATGCAAGAACACCAAGAGAACTACAATGATAGTTCTGTATCTATGGGTCCAGGATTTGTAGGAATGGGTAATAACACAAAGGGTAGAAACTATTCTCCTGCATGGGGTGGACAGTTTGAAGATGGTGGATACATTCCACAAGCACAGAATGGACTAGAAAAAAATGAAGATGTAGAATCTTCAGCATATGAAAAAGAAGGTGCTCCTTCAAGACTTCCTAGTATTAAATCAACATTTGCTTCATATATCAACTCTCCTATTTATAAAAAGAGACTTGAAGGAATGAATGTAGCTAATCCAGATAAAGTTATTAAAGAAAGATTAAACAAACTTAATCAAGTAGATGTATCAGTGGGTCCAAGTCCTTCTTTGATTTATGCATATACAAAACCAAATCAGAAGGAACAAGTTCCTGCTTTAACAGTTAAACAAAAAGATTCTGATTACACTATGATGCATGAGCTATCTCATGTAACAAATTATGGTGATACTTTCTTTGATCCCAAAATAAATAAATATGCAAAATCTAATTTTGGTGATGTTAATACTGCTAGTGGAAAAGGAATGAGTGTAAATGAAATGCTTTATATAACAGATAGAGCAAACATGTCACCAAAATACAAAAACGCTATATTAGCAAAAGCTGAAAGTAATAAAAAATGGGGTACCTATAGTAATCCTGCAGATGGTTCAGGATTAGCAGGTGACCCACACGCTTTTGATTCTAGTGAGCTTAAATCAGATTTAGATGCAATAAGACTTCTCTTTCAAAGAGAGAAATTGACAAAAAAGTTTGGAGAGGATATAGATGAGTCAACAATAGAAAAAGCATTAAAAAACAAAAACATCTCTAATGAGCCTCACTTTAAAAGAATGCTAAAAAACTTCAATAAGAAGAATATAGTAGATCTTAATAATCGCATAGCAATGAATAATTTGAAGGGAAGTTCTTCTGATAACATGGCTGAATATGGAGGAGCGTTTGCTATGGGTGGATCAATGCCTGGTGCTGTAGGATTCACATACGCACGTACGAAAGGGATTCCTTCAGAAGGACCATATGCTAAGAAGACAATGCCTAGTGCACAGAATGGTCAGGAGATGAAATTCTACCAAGAAGGACTAGATTGGAAACCAAGGAACATTAGTAAGCAAGGATCCAAAATAAAGAAAGATGACATGGGTTATTGGAATTCTGACAACTGGGGAAAGCCTGTAGAAATAGGAAGCAACAATATAACAATGCAAGGAGTCAATCAACCCCTGATTGGCATATCTGATACAGGAGATACAAAGATGATGTATCCTGGAGAAGATTATAAATTCAAAGGTAAGAAGGTTACAGAATATCCTGTAGCCCAAAATGGTAAAAGTTTACCAACTCCTTATTTTAAATCTACTGATGAGAGAGATGCATATAGAAATAGATTAAAAGAAGTTTCTGAAAGAGTATTGTCTAATCAAGGATCTGATGAAAATCTTTTATTAAATACAAGCTACCATGATATAAATACTGGAAATAATTGTATAAATGGTATATGTGGACTTAATCTTGAGGCTGGTTTAAAATACAATAAACCTACAGATAATGATAGGTTTTTAAGTGGTGAGAAATTTGCACAAGCTGTAGCAAAAGGTGATGAAGATTATTATCAGGTAGATGGTAATTTTCAAGTTGGTGACATGTTACAATACAGAAAAAAAAGAGGATCTGCTAGTCATAACAAGATGATATATGATAGTTTTGTAAATGATGCTGGGGAAAAGATGTATAAGATTATTGATAATAGTGGTGGTAAAACCATGAAGACTGATACTTATACAGAAGCAGAGTTGAAAAAAATGCAACTAGAAGGTGGTGGAGGGTATAATAAAGTTAATATTTACAGACCAGGATATAATGTAGACAAAGAATTAATTGCAAAAGAAAGAGAAGCTTCAACATCTCCAGAAACAAGAAAAGCATTAGCTAGTCGTAAAGAGAAAGTTGATTGGGAAACTTCACGTAATCCAGGATATAAATATTCCATTAGAGAAGATAGTCCTTATTATGGAGACCAGCCTGAGGGAATGCAGAAATTTGTTGAGTTTGCTAATGATGACAAAAAAATCAACAAGCTTGTTGAGAAATTAGGAGTTGATAAAGGTATTATACATGATGAATTATTGAATACGTTTGGTGAACTTGGACAGGAAAACAAATGGGAAGATAGACTTTTTGGAGGAACAGGTGGTATAGAAAATACTATTGAGACAATATTCAAACCTAAATCCTGGTCAATAGGTCCTGGTCAAATCAAATTTAACACAATTGATCCAGAGCTTAAGGAAAAGTTTGATATTAAGAAGCCAAAAGACCTATATAATTTTGATAAGATTATTCCATTGATGACAGCAATTAATGTTAAGAATCGTAAATGGATGGAAAATAAAGGTGAGGCTCTTTCTGAAAAACTTATAGGTAAACCAGGGGTTGATGCTAGTGAACTAGATGGTGGTGTTGGTAGATGGACTCCATATATGTACCGTGGTAGTTTAACCAATCCCGTAAATTCTGCAAATGCTGAGCTTGCTGGAACAGATCTCTATGGACAAGAGTTAACAAATGAAAGAAATCGTATCATTAGAGAAAAAGCAAGCTTGTTTGATAAAGGGTCATATGCATCAAATGTATTTGAAAATATAAACAAAAATCTAGAAAGAACTCTTCCTGGAGAGTATTTTGAAATTCCTCAAGAAATGCAACCCATCACAGTAACTGCCAAGAAAAAGAAGAACGGTGGTTGGTTAGATAAATATAAATAAAAACCTGTATAATAATATATTATGAAAAAAGACATTTTAAAAATCGCTGGTGTTAAATCTGAAAAGGAATTCTATAAGAAATATCCTACAGAAGCAGCATTTATGAAAGCTCATGGTAAAGAGTTTAAGAAAGCTGCTATGGGTGCCTCTATGGTAAACAAGCAATTAACACAGCTTACAGATTTCTCTAACCCTCCACAGGCTGAAGTTGGGGCATTTATTGGTGGTGAACAAGCACCAGCTTTTAAAGCTGCAAACTATACAGACTTATATGATCAAGCAGACTATGCTGCTACAGGTTCAAATCGTAAAATGAGAATGGAAGATGAAGCTCTTGCTGCTCAAAAAGAAACAGCTGCTAATTCTAAAAAGAAAGGAATATTTGACATACTTGGAGAAATTGCTCCACAGCTTGATTCATTAAGTTCTGATATTTCAACTCCTGGTGCTGCTCAAACTGCAGCAGCAGATACAGACATGGGTGCTAATTTTGCTGCTGAGTTTGGTAAAAATGGTAAACGCATTCCAAGAGCACAGGGTGGGTTTATGCAAGGTCTTACAAACTTTAGTAAAAAAGCTACTGACTTTAGCAACAAGACTGGTAAAAGCATTGGTCAAGGATATGACAAACTTGATAAAGGTCTTGGAAAGATTGGTGGTGTACAAGGAGGTATTGGAGTAGGTAAAGATCTTATGGAAGGTTTTCAACAGTTAAAACAAGAAAAACAACAACAAAGACAAGCTCATCAATCTTTTGAATTAAGTGGATTAACAAAACAAGTAGCAGGTCTTACACCAGATATACAAAAACGTAAGTATGTACGTCCTGAAGATGAGGCTTTTCAAACACCGCAAATGGGTCAAGCAACTGGTTCAGCTCCCAATAATCCTTTTTTACAAATGCAATATGGTGGAGCTGTTGGTGGTAATCCAACAGAGATACAAAATATGTATAATCCTGGTGATATATATTCTGACATGGGATATGAGCCTCTTAGTGATAGTGAGATAGTTAAACAATATAGAAGAGGTGGACTTATTCCAAAAGCTCAGTTTGGAGATGCAGGCAATGCTCTTGGTAGTTGGATTGGTGGAGGCAAAGGAAGACCTACAGCTGGTGGAAAAATAGGTGGAACAATAGGAAGTACAGTTGGTAAATTTATTCCTGTACCTGGAGCATCTCAAGCACTAGAGTTTGTAGGAAGTACAGTAGGTAGTATTTTTGGTGGTAAATCAGCAGCCAAAACAGAAAAATGGCAAACTGGTTCAGAACAAAATATAAAAGATGCAGCATTTACATCAGGAGCTAAAAATCTACAAGCTCAGAATGCTTCATTTATGGAAGATGGTGGATGGGTTAGTCATGACTGGCAACCACAAGTGATTACACAGTTTGGTGGATATGACATGAAAGATCTTCTTAAAGATGATGAAACAATGAATACATTAAGAGCTGGTGGTCATCTTAAATCTTACACTGCTCCTAGCGCAAGAGCTATGCAAACATATGCTATGGGCGGTCAACTAAAAACCACATGGGGTGGTGATGCTGAAACAATTTCACAAAATCCATATCTTCCAGGAACAGGAGAAACTGTTATGTTCAAAGGACAATCTCATGATGAAGCTGATAGAAATGGAAATACAGGAATAGGTGTTAAATACGGTCAAGGTGCTCAAGATAGTTATACAGACTATGCTGAGTATGGAACAGAACAAGCTGATGCTGATGTTGAGGTAGAAAGAGGTGAACCAGCTACAGAACTTCCTGATGCAGAAACAGGAGATATGAGTATGGTTGTATATGGTAATATGCAAATTCCTTCGTATGGTGCATCTGAACTTGGTGATCCAAAGATTAAAGGTAAGAAGTTTAAATCCTACGCTAATGATCTTAGCAAAATGGAAGCAAAACAAAACAAAACTGTAGAGAAAGGACTTAAACTTATAGACTCTGTAGATAGTGATAATCCTTTTGATCAGCTTAAATTACAATCTGGACAAGCTATGGTAGAAGGAGCTAACATGAAATTAAAAGGATTAGCTATTCAAAAGCAACGTCTTGCTGGTATACAGAATGCTATTCTAGATACAGCTAAAGAACGTGGTTTAGAAAGTGATGCTCTTGCTAAGGGTAAGATTAAACAAGATAAGAATTCAGACATGGCTAAATTTGGTGCTAAGTTAGAAACAGCTCAATTCGGATTGGGTTTATTTGCTAATGATCAATTTAACCAACAACTACCACTACAACCACAACAGGCTCCTCCTCCTCCTAAAAAGACATCTGGAAAAAATACCTCAAGTAAATCTAAAGTCACTTCTTCTAAAGCTGAACCAAAAATATCATTTAAATCTTATAAACCTACATTAGCAGAATTGGCAGCTGAAGAAGCACAGTTTCGTAAAGATAATCCTGAACCAGTTTCAACGCTAACGCAAGCTAAACAAGATTCATTAAATTGGCAGAAAAGATTAGCTGGTGTTGGGCCTAAAGTAGATCCTATGGATTCGCAAAAGCTTACAGGCATACCTACTGCTGATGAATTGGCAGCTATGGATGCTAAACGAAAAGATAAGTTTGGTCTAGATGATGCATTAAGACAACTTCAACCATATTTGATTCCTAGTAATCAAGAACCTATTGATCCTAATCAGTTTACACCCGAGATGTATGCCCTATCTCAAAATCAAATAGAGCCTGTACAAGCTCAAACATTTGAACCTTTATTGGAGCAGCCATATAGCATTTCTCTACAAGATCAACTAAACGCTAACCAGGCTGATTTCAATGCTTTACAGAGGCAAGTTGGATATAACCCAGCAGCTCTTTCACAATTAGCTGCTCAGAAGTATGCTGCTAATTCTGCTATTCTAGGACAACAAGCTAGGCTTAACCAAGAAAACATAATGGGAGCAATTAATAGAAATAGAGGAGTGCTCAATGATGCTGCTCTTAAGAATCTTGCTGCTTTCGATCAACAATATGTAAGACAGTCTCAAGCTAAATCAAATACAAAAGCTCAGGCTCAGGCAGCTCTTAGCTCTATAGCTGACAAGATAGCTAAACATAAGCTTGAGAACAAGACATTAGGAGTTTATGAGAATATGTACAATTATAGGTTTGGTCCTAAAGGAAGAGCGGTTAATGTTAATGCTCCTGTGGATTGGAACATGAGTGGTAATCCTTTTGCTAAAACTTCTGGTGGAAAAGGACAATTGGCTCCAGGAACAGAATTTACATATGATGCCACTGGTAACATTGTTGGTACAAGAAAAATACCAAAAGGTGATACTGAAAGTGATAGAAATGGAGGAATTGTAAAAGCAATCAAAAATCTCTAACTCATTCAATTATACCAAGTTACCAAATTTAGTTAGGTTCTCTTGGTAAGTATAATATTTTAAATTACATTTGCTAACTTAATCAGACATGGCTTCATTTACAGACGCAATATCACAATTTAACCCCTACGTACAGCAGCTTCCTGTGGATGCTATGCTGAAGGTAGGTACTTACAAACAAGGTCAGTATGACCAAGGTGTGCAAAAAATCCAAAGCTATGTAGATAATGTAGCTGGGATGAGTGTACTTCGTCCTGTGGACAAAGAGCATTTACAGTCTAAGATTAATCAACTAGGCAGTAAATTAAAAACTGTAGCTGCTGGAGACTTCTCAAATAGCCAACTAGTTAACTCTGTAGGAGGAATGGTTGGACAAGTTGTGAAAGATCCTATAGTTATGGCAGCTGTATATTCTACACAGAATGATTCAAAGAATCAGTCTGAGATGGATGCTGATGAAAAGTCTGGAAAACTCACTCCACATGCTAGGTATTTCTATGAGCGTAAACGTAATGAATATTTAAACAATACAGAGTTAAAAAGTGCTGATGGCAGACCTGTTACATTCAGTGGTAAATATCAACGTTCTTGGGATCTTGATAAAAATATAATTGATGCTGTAGATGCTGTAGGTGATAGAAAGAATAGTGCTAAACAAATCTTTAAAACAGATCCAGTTACAGGACAAATCTTGTATAATACAGAATCAATAAAGAATCCTAAGACAGGAAAGATTGAAAAAGTTCAGGGTACACCAATTCTTTCTGAATATGCAACATTGCAAATAAAAGAGGGTAAATTTAGCGAGAACATATCTGCTGCTATAGATGGCGTACTCTCTAGACCAGAAGCTCAACAAGAGCTTATGATGAGAGGTGTATACACTTATAGAGGATATGATGATGTTAATGATTTTGTTGGTGAATATGAAAAAGAAAAAGAAAAAGGACTTTCTCTTTTAGAAAGCAAGAAGCTTGAATTGATGAATAAATCTGTTATAGAAACAGATCCAGATAGAAAAGAGCAAATTCAGCAATTACTAAATAACACTGAAAACGATATATCCAATTTAAAGAATTACGAAGATTCTAAAATTAAACAAGCTCTTGAAACAAAGGATTTAGATGCTTATAAATCAATGGTTTATGCACAGCGTCAGAAGAATAATTGGATGACTTCTTATGTCACTGAATCAAATACAATAGACTATGTAGAAAGTGCTCCTTGGCAAGCTCATAGGCAAAAAATCGAAGATGCAAGATCTTGGTGGGATAAACAAGATGCAAGTAGAAGAGGTTGGGCAAATGTAGGAATTGCTCAACAAACATTAGATCTAAAGAAAAAAGAGTGGGATTATGATCCTAACAATCCAGACGCTCCTATTAATCAAGCTAATCCTTATGAAAAAGGAGCCACTCCTGAAGAGTCATATGGTAATTGGATAAATAAAGGATCAGAGGCTAGTGATAATTTAACTAATTCAAAACAGCAGTTTGTTATAGATTACATGAAAGCCCTTAACTATGGCAATGGTAAAACTACATCAGATGATGAAATAGCAAGAGCTGCATATAAATATGAAAAAGAACGTCCTGGTTTTTTTGATAGACAATTTGTATTAGCCAAAGATGCAGTACAAAAGAACCCTACAAATCCAGCATTTGTAAATCTTCTAACATCTCTTCCTGGAGTAAATGGTCTTGAGAAACAAGTTGAGAACTTCTCTAGAGAAATTGATGAGCTTAACAATGATCCAGATGTAATTGCTGCTGCAGGTGGTAAAAAAATTGAAGACCTAGAAAGAGCATTTAGACCTGCAAAGTTTGGTGATTTAACTTTAACTGCTAGAGATCAATTAAATCTTGCTCTTGCTTTTGGATCAGACAATGATATAGTTAGAAAAAGAGCAGACGCTCAAATTCGAGCTTCTACAGGAAAAGGAGCATTTGAAATTATGCAAAAATATGGACTTGGGGAAGTAGGGGCAACAGATAATTCTGGATATGGAAGTGTAACCAAAGGTGGTTCTTTGGTAAATTTTGCATTTAGTCCTAATAAAACTCTCACTCCTGAACAGTATACTGCCAAATCTAATATATACAAATATATGAATACTTTAGGAGCAGATGTCACTGCTGCTAAAGAAAAAGTTTTACAAGGAAAAATGAAAGGTAACTCTCCTTTAGCATATGAGTTATTTTCTCCTAGTGCTAAAACTCCTGAAAAAGAATCAACTGTAGAAAGACTTAAAACTGTACTTGCTGATAAAGGAATAGCTGATGAGGATGTATCTAAATTCTCAGGATTTTATGCAGGAACAGGTGCAGACAAAGATGCATACAGTGTAAACATTGGAGTTAATAGAGGAGGTTCTGCAGGTGGGGCAAACACTTTCAGTCTTGATCTTTATAACAAAAGTGGTTTAGAGAAGTCAATTATTATAAGTAAACAAGATGCTGATTATATAAAAGGAACAGTTCTTAGGGTTCCTTCTCCTGTGTCTGATGTAGTCAAAAGAGTTACATGGAATGCTAAGACAAACTCAACAAACTCTATAACAACAGATCCAAATAATCCAAATGCTTATAAAGGAGCATTTTATCAAAGCAATGACTTCTATTACTTAAATAGACCTAACTTATTAGGTGCTGATGTAAAAGTGAATAGTCTTGGTCAACCAAACGTATTCTTTTATGTAAAAGATAAGAATGGTAATTCAAAAGCTGTGCCCTTTAAAACAAACCCTTCAGAGATTTTACCAAGTTCGTTTGCTAGTATAGATGCTGCTGAAGCATTCATAAAAGGAATCTCAAATCCTGCTCAAATTGATAACATCTTGAAGAACGCAAATACAAAATAATTATGGAATTGGATCCAAAATTTTTAGATTGGGCTAGTCAAATAAGAAATGAAGGCACTCCAGATGTAGCACCTATTCCTCCACAAGGAGGTGCGAATGGTCAAGGTGGTATGATTACTGACCTTCAAAAGTTATTTTTGGACTCTAATAAAGTGGAAGACACTTCTAAATATAGTTATGATACAAAAGACGTATCAAAAAAATATGCTGTTACATACAAAGGTGTAGATAATGAAGAGGTGTATGCTCAAGGGCAAGGATGGACTGATAAAATGGTTAATGGTGTAGGTAAAGGACTTCTTCTTACTGGTACAACTTTCTTACAAAGTACAGTGGGATTAGTTAATGGTTTGGTTAGTTGGGCAGCTGATGGAAGAGCTGCTTCATTTTATGATAATGATTTCAACAGAAATGTTGATGCTATTAATAAAAAGGCTGAAGAGGAATGGATGCCTAATTATTATACACATGCTGAAAAAGATGCTGATTGGTATTCTCCAAGTAAACTATTTAGTGCTAACTTTTTCTGGGATGGTATTGTAAAAAACTTAGGATTTGCAGCAGGAGCTGCTTTATCTGGAGGAGTTTTCTCAGCTGCATTAAAAGCAATACCACTTACAGCTAAACTTTTTTCAGTAGGAAAAGCAGCAGAAGCATTAGCTGCTACAGAGCAGGGACTTCTTGCAGCTGAAAAAACAGCAGGTGCTTTAGGAAAAGTTAAATCCCTTTCTGATAAATTTGTTACAGGATATAGTTCTTTAACTAGTGGAGGTAGAGCTGTAGTTGCAGGACTTGCTACAACTGGTGAAGCAGGGTTTGAAGCATATAATAACTTGAATGAATTTAGAAATAAAAAGATTGAGGAATATAAAGCAACACATTCTGGTTTAATGCCAACAGATGCAGAGATGGCAGAGATTAATCAGCTTGCAGATAGCGTTGGTAATTCTTCTTTCTTATTAAATACAGGACTACTTAGTGCTACAAACTATATTCAATTCCCTAAAATATTAGGCTCTTCTGCAAGATTAGAAAAAGGAATGGTTAGCGCTGCTACAAAAGAAATAGGAGAAGTAGCAAAAGATGCTGCTGGTAATCTTATTGTTGCTCCATCTAGATATGGTAAAATTCTTGGGTTTGCTGGCAAAGCTGCTTCATATGCATTTTCTCCATCAGAAGCATTTGAAGAAGGTGCTCAGTTTGCTATACAAGGAGCTACACAAGATTATTATAATAAGAAATACAAAGGTGATTCTGCAAGTTTTATTGATAGTTTAACTGAAGGAGTGAGTAAAACACTCACCACAAATGAAGGAATGGAAAACATTCTTATTGGTGGTCTTTCAGGTGCCCTTATGATGGGAAGAGGTAAGTACACTGAAGAAAGAGAAATAGCTGCAAACACTGCTAAATTTGTTACAGAAGCTAACAAGTGGAAACTTTCTGGCTTCACACAAGAAACAGTTGACTCTATAAATAGGGGAACTGTTATTCAAGAAGAAAGAGAAGGATACTTAAGACAAGGTGACACTCTAATGAGTAAAGAGGCTGAGAGAGATTACATGATTAACTATCTCACCCCTCGTATTAAATATGGCAGACTTGATCTTGTAAAGAGCGATATTGCAGATCTTAAATTATTAGCATTTTCAGAAGATGGTTTTAACCAACTTGTCCAAGAAGGTAAAGCTCTTACTGGAGATACACAACCAGCATATCTACAACGTCTTACTAATCTTGAGACCACTGCAGATAGTATGAATTCTTTGTATCAATCTCTCACTCTTCGTTATAGTAATATTTTAAATGATGAAGGTAAACCTCTTTATAATCAAGAGGTTATGAGCAAGATGATATATGCTGCTACTAAGGTGGCAGACTATGATGTTAGGATTCCTCAATTAAGCGGTGACCTTGCAACTGCAAACATTGCTGTTGAGGATGTAATAAATGATGTTGCTCAAGGAAGTGATGAAGCTTTCAATAAAGCTCTTGCTGACATTGATGCATTAAAGATTATTGATGATGAGAAGATAGATCTTAAGATTGCTCTTCAAGATGTAAAAGATCTTACACAGCGTAGACAAGATTTCCTTAAGGAGTATTCTGATATAAAGAATAGTCCTGCAAAATACACTACAATATCAACTGCTCCAGAAAGCACTACACCATCTTCAGAAGAAGAAAAGAAAACAGTTAAGATTAAGACTAAAGCTGGAGAAAAAGAAATTGAAATAGGCACAGAATATTTCTTAGGAAGAGTGGTTGAATATGATAAAGATGGTAAAGAAGTTTATCGTTTTCCTAGACTTACTGTTCTTGGAGAGAATGAAGATGGCACAATAAAGATAAAAGATGCTAATGGTCTTGTAAGAGATGTTTCTAAAGATGTATTAGCTGATTATAAACTTGGTAAGGTGAGCGCAGTTGCTAGTAATGAAAATGCTAGCTTCTACATGAGGAACATGAATAAGCCTGTATATTGGAATACAGGAAGAGAAAAAGCTGGAAGACTACCTGGAAGACTTGTGTATGATAGTGATGATGATAAACTCTATTTTGTATACAAACAAAAAGGAAAACTAAAAGAAAAGCAAATAGGTATTGATTCATTCACTGCCAAAGAAGGATTTGCTGAAGGAATTTTTACATTTGGAAAACCTCTTACAGCTGAAGATAATTCTGATATTCAAAAAAGAAAGGACTCTGGAAAAACAAAATTAGACCAAGAATCAAGAAGAGGAAGTAGATTAAAAATACTAAGTGACCTATTTGATGAGGTTTCTAATAAGCTTGATTCTACAAAGAGTCTTCTTCAACAGAAGTATTCTCAGTTTGAAAAGATTGTAAATGATCTTACTAAACTTGAGCAACAAATCAAGGTTGGTGAACTTACTAAGACTAATACATTTAAGAAGACTACTAATAATGCAATCAAAGCTGCTAATAGACTTTCAAGAATGCAAGAACAATTGCGTCTTGAGATTGCAGATCTTGAAGCAGAAAGAGATGAGCTTGAACTAAATCAAGCTTACATATTTGATTTATCAGAAGGCCTAGATGAACTTCCTACAGATAGTAAAGAATTCTTGGAAGAGCTTAAAGAACAAAGAGATGCTGTTGAAGATCTTGTTCTTGAATCTGGTAAAACTATCAACTCTCTTTCTAAACTACTTGATAATGTAGAAGGTGCATTAAAGACAGCTGTTGATTTTGCACTTGACCTTATTAGAAAGTTTGAATCTAAATATCCTAATCTACCATACACTCCACTTGGGCTTCGTGATTTCTTGAATAAAGACCTTGAGTTTAAAGGTGTCTATCCAGATTATCAATCTTATCTGCAAGCCAATCCTAACCTGTTAGCAGATCTAACAGAGTTTGAAAGAGATATTGCTGATATAGATGAACTAGATGTAGTTCCTAATGAACGTTCTGTTGCAGAACTTAAAGAGTCTATACAAAAGCTTTATGATCAAATCAATGAAGCAGAACAACAATTAAGAGCAAAGAATCTTGTATTAGATAGATTTAGTGATATTGCAGAAACATATAAGAAACAACAGGCAGAAGAAAAAGCTCTTTTAAACAACAAAAAATTAAGAGAAGAGTTCTTAGGAACTAATACGAACGATGTTCAAACACTTACAGCTGAAGATAACAAAGGTTATGAAGCAGCTGCCAAGAAAGGATACCTTGCTGTTGTGGGTGGAACAAGTCCTATAAATGTTGGTAAAGCTCATCAAATAAGAGCAAACAATTTTGGATTCAGATTACCAAGTCTTCCTAATAGAGATGATATATTTGGACTAGTTGTAACTTCTAAAACAGAAGAAGAAGCTGGAGTTAAAGGATTGATGGAGCATCTATATCCAACAGATCCTGGTAGTGTGATTGCTCTTGTAATGGTTCAGAAGAATGAAGATGGCACATTTTCTCTTGTAGATGAATTTGGTAATCCTATTCCTGCAGGAACTGATACAGTTAATAATGCCATTTATCAAGTGTTTCCTAAAAAGAAACTCACTGCTACATATAATGGCGAAGTTCAAAGTATGTTTAGGGATGGCACTCCTGATAATATAAAAACTGCTCTTACAGAACAGTTTGCTGCATGGAGAGATGCTAGACTTGCTGAAACAACTCTTGGTAAACCCAAAGGAATCAATGCTTCTTTTGGTGTTCCTAGTTATGTTAAACAACTTAAACCTGATGGTACAGAAGGTCCTATAGATTATGCTGCAAGAACTTCTGCTACAGATGCTGGCCTTATATCTAAGTCTGATCTTTCAGAAGATCAAGTTATAATGATTGCTACAACAAATACTGCTGTTAGTAATGGCTCTGTGACATTTAACACTCCTCTTGGCAGGGTGTTCTTAAAAGTTCCTGGTGGACTTGTTAAATTGTTTAACAGAAAGTTCAACCAAAAGGAAGCTGATACAATATTTGATGTAATTCATCAAGCTGCTAAGAATGCTGTTGATGATAAATCAATTAAAACAGAAAGAACACAAACTCTATTTAACTGGTTAAAATCTGTAGCCTATTGGGGTATTGCAAAGAATACACAGACAGGAGAAAGAAAGCCTGCTGGATATAATAATATATGGTTTGAAGATATAACTGAAAATGGTGTAACTTATACAAAATTATTCATCTCTGGAAAGGGAGAAGGTTTTGCATTTACACCAAGTTCTCTTGAAACAAACAGAACTGCTATAGTTGATTTGTTAAAGAATATGTATTTCAATGCAAATGCTACATTAACAAATGCTAATTCATATAACAAACCATATCAAGAGATAGTTGGTCTTAAAGCAGATGGTACTCCTGAATATAAAAGATGGGACAACTATCAAACATTCCTTCTTTCTTCTGAAGGAAGATCTAAAGATGAGGTGCCTTTTACAACAGTGTTAAAACCACAAGTTGAACCAGGTGCTGTAAATAGAAAGGATATCTACTTTACACTTACAGATACAGTTGATGATTATGTTCTTCCATCAAATGAACCTGTTGTAACACAAACACCTCTACCAACAGCTCCTATAGTTTCTGATGATACCAAAACTTCTATAGAAGGACTTAATGAAAGATTAGATAGTTATGGTAATGCTACATTAGTTTTTTCATCTGATTTTTTTGAAGGTGAAAGACCTAAAGGAAAACTAAATGGATTTAAATCACTGCTTTCAAAACTAAGAGAAAATATAGTTGTTTTAGCAGATGTAAACTGGAATGATTTTGATTTCTTTCTTAGTAAAGAAGATATTGAAAAGTTAAATGCTTTAAAACCTTTAGCTGAAGAACTTGACACTATTAATACATTAAAAATTACTAGTAGAGATACAAGAACTGTAGCTGTAGAAAAGAGATATGCTGCACTTACTAATCAGTTAGCAAACGAGTTTGTTGATATAGTAGGAAAACATGTAGAGCAACAACTTGGTAAAAAGATTACTAGTTCTAAACCTAAACTAGCTGCTTTAGAAGGAACTAAACCTCAACAAAAAGCTACAGACCCAGGAGTATTTATTCTAGATGGAGAACATAGAAACACTCTTGTTCTAAACAATAATTTAGGTACAGTGTATTTCACTGCTGATTTAAAAACATACAATCCAGCCACTGGCACTGTTAGTATAAATTTTGAATCTGCTGATGAAGCTACTGCTGAAAAATTGCTTAGCAAACTTGGTACAGAAGATAAGGTTAAAGAGGTACTTGCTGGAACCATACTATCTAAAATAAAGCCACAACTTGAGGCATCTACTATTCCTGTTGAAGCTCCTTTAGCAGATATTACACCAGAGGAACAAGATGATTGGAACGATAATCCAGTTGTTGCTCCTGATGATAAAGCCTATCGTCTAAAGCTTGTGGAACAAATTGATAAGTTTGAAGGTGAGAGTTGGAAGAAGGTTGAAGAGTTTCTTAAAGCTAACTTCCCTAACATTCCTGTATATAGAGTGAAGAATGTTATCAAAGCTACTAACGGTAGACAAGCTTGGGGTATGCTTCATAAAGGAGCAATCTATGTATACGAGAATGCTGAGGTGGGCACTGCTTACCATGAAGTGTTTGAAGCTGTATGGAAAATGTTCTCTGATGCAAAAGAACGTAAATCTATTCTATCTGAATTTAAAGGTAGAAAGGGATCTTTTGTAGATAGAGAAACTCAAGAAACAGTTAACTATAAAGATGCTACAGATCAACAAATTAAAGAACAACTAGCTGAAGAGTTTAGAGACTTTGTTCTTAAGAATAGGAATGTTGCCAACCCTACATATGGTAAATCTTTTATTCAAAAAATGTTTGCTGAGCTAGTTAACTTCATTAGAGCTATGTTCTATGGAAGTTCTGCCCAAACTAATACAGCAAACTTATTTGCTAAAATAGGTAATGGGTATTATAAAGATCTTGTTCCTTATGAGTCTCCTTTATCATTTGCCCAAAATGGTATAATTGATATAGATCAAGCTGAAGGTGATGCAAGTTCTGAGTTTAGGTTGGATAATATCCCTGCTGTACAACAGCATGAGATAATGCAACAAATGACTTATAGTACATTATCTGAACTATCTAAAACTAATAATAGTTTATTTAGTGTTCCTAATC